AGTAACAGTAGATGCAGACAAAATTTTAAAAATAAACAGAATCACAGTTGCCAATGTTGATGGTGCAGCAGCCGCGGACGTTAGTTTATATGTTGACGGTTTAACAACAGCTGGAGCAACAGGACTCTCCGCAACAGGAGCAGGCACAACAGTATACATCGCAAAAACAATATCAGTACCCGCTGACGCAACGTTAGTTTTATCTGATACACCAATTTATTTAATGGAAGGTGACATCCTTAAAGGTGGAGCTAGTGCTTCTGGTGATCTAGACTTATTTATTTCATACGAAGTATTAGACGACGCATAGGAAGGTAATTAGCTATGGCAAATGGCGGAATTATTGGACCGGTTAACACAATCTCAGCAGGGAAATGTAAAGTTACAACTGTAACAGCCACAGGAACACTTACAACACAACCCGGAACTAAAATTGTTCAAGCTTTAACTATTGCTGGTGGTGGGGGAGGTTCTTATAATGGGGGTGGAGGAGGTGCAGGTGGTTATAGAACATCTTGTTCTTTATCCGTTTGCGGAGCAACGGCATATCCAATTACAATAGGGGGTGGAGGTGTTGCTGGAACAAATCCATCGAGAGCTGGTGGTCTAGGAGCAAATTCAATTTTTTCAACAATTACAAGTACAGGGGGTGGTGGAGGTGGTACTGAGGTAGGTAATGGTTTAGCAGGTGGCTCAGGTGGAGGAGCAGGTACTGCAATTTGTACACCAGCTACAACAGGAGGAGCAGGTAATACACCACCAGTAAGTCCACCACAAGGAAATACAGGGGGTAGTGGAACAAATCCAGCTACTTCATCTGGTGGAGGTGGAGCAGGTGCTGTTGGTGGAAATGGAGGATCACCTAATCCTACTGGTACTGCAGGTGCAGGTGGAGCAGGTACAGCTAATTCAATAACAGGATCATCAGTAACTTATGCAGGTGGTGGTGGAGGTGGATCTAATTATCTTGGAACTGGTGGAACAGGTGGATCAGGTGGGGGTGGAAGAGGAGCAGGTCCAACTTCTCCAGCACCAGCTCCAGTAGGAGCATCTCCTGGAACAGATAACACTGGAGGCGGAGGTGGTGGAGGATCAAGTGGTTATATTAGTCCAGTTGGTGTAGGTGGCCCAGGAATAGTTATCGTAAAAGAATTAAACAAAGCAAGTGGAATGTGGTCCATGAACACAGTATATGAACAAGTTAAAAATGATGAATGGGTTTATAATTATGTAGATGTAGATTACATGGTAGTTGCTGGTGGTGGCGGTGGTGGTAAATTATATGGTGGTGGAGGTGGAGCAGGTGGTTTATTAACTTCTTATTGTAATGCCTGTGCAGCAGCATTATTTACACAACATAAAACTTACGAAGTTACCGTTGGAGGTGGGGGTACTGGAACACCAGGTAATGGTACAGGAAATAACGGCTCAAATTCAGTGTTTAGTACAATAACATCAACAGGTGGTGGTGGTGGTGGTTATCATACATCAAGTAATGGACTTTCAGGTGGTTCTGGAGGGGGTGGTGGCTATGATAAATGTGGGGGTTCTGGTACTTGTGGACAAGGAAATGCAGGTGGTAATGGTGCTGGTTGTTTAGCTGAATATGGTGCTGGCGGCGGTGGTGGTGCTGGTGCTGTTGGTGCCGCTGGTTCTGGTTCTGCTGGTGGTAATGGAGGTAATGGTTCAGCTTCTTCAATAACAGGTTCTTCAGTAACTTATGCTGGAGGAGGTGGAGGTTCAATAGATACAGGGGGTAGCTATACTTCTGGTGCTGGTGGAAGTGGTGGTGGAGGAACAGGAGATGGAAACAGCTCTATAACTCCTGGTTCTGTAAACACTGGTGGTGGAGGAGGTGGTTCAAGAGGTGTTAGCACTTCAGGTGCAGGTGGACCAGGAATTGTAATAGTTAGAGCACCAAGTGCTATAACTTTTTCAGTATCGCCCGGAACTAATGCAACGGCTACAACTCCAGGAGGCTGTAAAACAGCAACATTTACTGTAACAGGAACGTTGACAATAGCAGGAAATTAAAATATAAATATAATATTTTTAAGGAGATAAAAATATGGCACATTTCGCAGAACTAAAAGTAAAAACAGATCCAACAGGATTCACATCAGACTCTCATCAAGTTGTTGAAAGAGTAGTTGTAGTAGGAAACGATTGTGTTCCTTCAGACGAACACATTGATGGAGAAACATGGTGTATTAATTTTTTCAAAGGTGGAATCTGGAAACAGACTTCTTACAATAATAATTTCAGAAAACAATATTGTGGTATGGGTATGGTCTATGATCCTGTAAAAAATAAATTTTTAAGTTCACAACCTTATGCTTCATGGGCACTTGATGCAAGTGATGATTGGCAAGCGCCAGTAACTTATCCAACAGATACAACAGATAAATTTATTTCTTGGAACGAAGAAAATTTAAGATGGACTGCAACAGATCATTCAGATCCAGTAAATAATTTTAATTGGGATGCATCAGCGCTAGCTTGGGTATCCGCATAAGGAGAACTAAGATATGGCGAGCCCTTCAAACAGCTCAAATAACGGCGGGATATTAGGAGTAAGTAATAAAACTTCTTTTGGTAAATGTAAAGTTACAACTAAAACCTCATCAGGCGATATCACAACACAACCAGGAACTAGATTTATTAATACTGTAGTTGTGTCTGGGGGTGGTGGATCAGCAAGAATTTGTGCTAGTGGCGGAGGTGGCGCTGGTGGTGTTGTACAATATAATTCTATATCAGTTGGTGGAAACACGGGTTATACAGCAACTATTGGTGGTGGGGGAGCTGGTGGTGTAACTTTTGATAATCCAACAGGTTCAGATGGAACAAATGGTTCAAATACAAGTTTTGTAATAGGGGGTACAACTTATAGTACAACAGGGGGTGGAGCAGCTAATTTTACTCCTAATGTAGGATCTCCAGGTGGATCAGGTGCAGGTGGTACAAACAGAACGGGTGCTTGTAGTGCAGGTTCAGGTATTTGTGGACAAGGTAATCCAGGAGGTGATTCTAAACCAAATCCAGGAGCAGACAATTATGATGCAGGTGGAGGTGGAGGAGGTTCTTGTGGAGCAGGAGTTGCGGGCACTACTGGAGGTGCAGGAGCAGGTGGAGCAGGTCTTAATATTGCACCATTATTTCCAGGAGCAAGTGTTTCATCAGTAGGTGGTGGTGGAGGTGGTGGATCACAAGAATTATCAAGAGGTGCTGCTAATCCAGTTGGTGGTGGTGGATGTGGAGCAGGAATTCCTGGTCAATCAGGATCAGTAGGAACAGCAAACACTGGAGGTGGTGGAGGTGGAGCTGGAGGAGGTGGTACAACTACAAGTTTTGCAGGTGGTTCAGGTGTAATAATTACAAAAGAATTAAACAAAGCAAGTGGTGTGTGGTCAATGCAAAGTCAATTTTCAGCCAAGTCTTCAGGAACATGGCCTAAACCAAATAGTACATTTAATGCAAATTATTTAGTGGTAGCTGGCGGTGGTGGAGCTGGTGGAGGTGGTGGTGGAGGTGGTGGTGGTTATCGTACTACTGGTTACGGACCTGCTCCATTAAGAGGAAGTATTATGCCTTTTTCTAATATTGTTCCAGGAACATCTTATGCTATCACTGTTGGATCGGGTGGAGCTATTGGACCTGGTGGTGCCTGCGGAAGTAATGGATCAAATTCTGTATTTGCAGGTTCAACAACTATTACATCAACAGGTGGTGGTGGTAGTGCAAAAAATGTTAATGGTACAGCAGGAGCTGGCGGATCAGGGGGTGGTGGAGCCGCATATTGTGGAGGAGGTTCAGCAGGTGGAGCAGGAAATACTCCGCCAGTAAGTCCACCTCAAGGTAATGCAGGGGGAAGTCAACCAGGAGCTTCACCAGGTAGTAATTGGTTTGGAGCTGGTGGTGGTGGAGCTACCGCAGTAGGTGTATCAGGATCAGCAGGTTGTGGAGGAAATGGTGGAGCTGGAGCACCTAATGATATTACAGGGTCAGCTGTCTCAGTAGCTGGAGGTGGTGGTGGTGGAATTTTTGTAAGTGGTGGCGGTGGAACCGTAGCAACAGGAGGAGCTGGTGGTGGAGGAAATGGTGGTGGACCCCCAGGAGCAGCACAATCAGGAACAGCTAGCACCGGTGGTGGTGGAGGTGGCGGTGGATTAAATGCTGCTGGAGCTACACCATTAGGGGATGGAGCAGGAGGTTCAGGACTAGTTATCATAAGAGTTCCAGGAGCAATAAGTGTATCAGCGGCACCGGGAACTAATACTATAACAACATTATCGGCGCCAGAAGGTGGTTGTAGAGTTGCGAGATTCACAGTTACAGGAACCTTGACAGTTACATAATTGATCTAGATCAATTCTTTTAATTACCCTTTACAAATATTTTTAAATCATTTATAACATTTTCATAAAGACATATTATGAATCTAACAAATTACTATTGGTATTTTAAATCAGCCATTCCAGAAAATATCTGTGATGACATTTCTAAATACGGAAAACAACTTCAAGAACAAATGGCAGTCACTGGGGGTTATGGTGATAAGAAATTAAATAAAAAACAAGTTATAGATTTAAAAAAGAAAAGAGATTCAGACATTGTTTGGATGAGTGATAGATGGGTTTATAAAGAAATTCAACCTTACATACATCAAGCAAATGCAGCAGCTGGATGGAATTTTAATTGGGATTATTCTGAGTCTTGTCAATTTACAAAATATAAAAAAGGCCAGTATTATGATTGGCATTGCGATAGCTGGGATCAACCTTATCAAAGACAACAGGGAGATCCATCGCACGGAAAAGTTAGAAAATTATCTGTAACTGTAACTCTATCAGATCCAAAAAATTATAAGGGTGGAGAACTAGAATTTGATTTTAGAAACTTGGATCCAGATAAAAAAAGAAACGTTAAAAAATGTACAGAGATACTCCCTAAAGGATCATTGGTTGTATTTCCTTCTTTTGTATGGCATAGAGTATGTCCAGTTAAAAGTGGTGAACGAAACAGTTTAGTTATATGGAATTTAGGGTACCCATTTCAATAAAAATATGAAAAAGAAGAAAAAACCAAAAGCAGTAACTTACCCTACTCAATTAAATAGAGAGGATTATTTTAAATGTCCTATATGGTTTGCAGATGCACCAGAGTTTGAAAAGAAATTAAACGATGCGTCTGATAAATATATTGAAGAATCTAAGAAAACTTTAAAGCCAGCAATCGATAAACGAAACAAAGAGTTCGGTGATAAAGGAGACATAGGTCATGTATTCCATTCTACAACTTTAATTGGAGATCCAGATTTTAGAGATTTACAAAATTACATTGGTGCAACAGCTCATAATCTATTAGGTGAAATGGGTTTTGATATGTCTAACCATCAATTGTTTACTACAGAAATGTGGGTACAAGAATTTGCTAAAAAAGGTGGTGGACACCATACTTTACATACACATTGGAATGGTCACATCTCTGGTTTTTATTTTTTAAAAGCTAGTGAGAAAACATCAATGCCTTTGTTTGAAGATCCAAGAGCAGGAAATGTAATGAACCTATTACCAGAATTAGATAAATCAAAAGTAACTTATGCTAGTTCAGCAATACATTATCAAGTTAAACCAGGTCGAATGATATTCTTTCCATCATATATGCCACATCAATATATTGTTGATATGGGTTATGATCCGTTTAGATTTATACATTGGAACTGCCAAGCAATACCAAAAGGAGTATTAAATGTCGTTCAAGAAAAATAAATACACAGTACTAAAAAATGCTATCTCACCTGAGTTAGCAGAATTTGTTTATCAATATTTTTTAAACAAAAGAAATGTTGCAAGATTTTTATTTGATCAAAAATACCTATCTCCATTTACAGAATATTATGGTGTATGGAATGATGAACAAGTGCCTAACACCTATTCACATTATAGTGATATGGCAATGGAAACTTTATTACAGCAAGTTAAACCTGTAATGGAAAAACACACAGGTATAAAATTATCTGAGACTTATTCTTATGCAAGAATTTATAAAGAAGGAGATGTCCTAGCTCGACACAAAGATAGATACTCTTGTGAGATATCTACTACGTTGAATTTAGGGGGTGAGCCATGGCCCATCTATCTTGATCCAACTGGAAAACAAGGTCAAGCAGGAGTTAAAGTGGACCTTGAACCGGGAGACATGTTAATTTATTCCGGTTGTGATCTAGAACATTGGCGTGAAGAATTTAAAGGTAAGAACTGTGGTCAAGTATTCTTACATTATAACAAAACTAGTTCTAAAACAGCTAAAGAAAACTACCTTGATAAAAGACCTATGCTAGGCGTACCCGCTTGGTTTAAAGGTGTTAAGTTGACAAAGATTAAAAAATAGCTTACACTGTAAGCTTGCGGGGGGAGGACCCACCACGAAATCCCCTTGCTTTAAATCTATTGAAATCAACAGCAATCTGATATACTACCTAATAAAGGTTTTTTAATATGCTACAAAAATTAGGTTTTTTACCAGGATTCAACAAACAAGTCACATCTACAGGAGCCGAGTCTCAATGGACCGGCGGTGAGAATGTACGGTTCAGATATGGTACGCCAGAGAAAATTGGCGGTTGGACTCAATTAGGTGATAGTAAACTAACGGGAGTTACTAGAGGCTTACATCATTTTGTTAGTAAAGCATCTATTAAGTACGCAGCTATCGGAACTAATAGAATTTTATATATTTATTCAGGGGGAGTGTACTACGATATACATCCCATTAAAACAGACTTCGGAGTTTTGTCAGGCGCCTTTACTTGTAATTTTACAAGTGGTAGTGCTGCAGTAACTATTACTTTCCCAGGAGGATCTTATACTACAGCAGGAATGTCACAAGGTGATATTTTATTGATGACTGATTTTACTGGTGGAGCAGGTACAGGATTTTCAGCAACAGATTTTGATGATAAAAAATTTATGATTGCTTCAGTTGATAGTACAACTCAAGTTACAATCACAATGCCAAGTAATTCTACAGCGAGTACAACAGGAACATTTAAAGTCCAGTGGTATTACCCAGTGGGCCCAGCAGAACAATTAGGAGATTTTGGTTGGGGTATATCTTTATTTGGTGGAAATATTTTAGGAGCATTAACAACTACATTAAATGGTAGTTTAAGTGATAACGCTTTTGGAACAGGAGGAAGTGGAACAACTATTACATTAGCGAGTGTTACCGGCCTTCCAAGTACAGGTACAAATTATATTCAAGTGGGTACTGAAGAAATATCTTACACAGGAGTTACAGCAAGTACTATAACTGGAATTACTAGAGCGGTAAGAGGATCAACAAGAGCAGCACATAGCACCGGCGCTACAGTTACTAATACTTCATCTTACACAGGATGGGGATCACCGGCCGCTAACACCGATTCTGTATCAGACCCCGGTCAATGGTCCTTGGACAATTTAGGCCAAACTTTAATTGCTTTAATTGTTAATGGGGAATGTTTCGAATGGGATTCAAACGCAGTTAATGCAACAGATAATAGAGCAACAATTATTGCAGGTGCACCGACAGCATCAAGGGACATGTTAGTATCAACACCGGATAGACACTTAGTATTTTTTGGAACAGAGACTACGATTGGGGATCCTACAACCCAAGATGGTATGTTTATAAGATTCTCTTCTCAAGAAAATATTAATGACTACACTCCAACAGCAATCAATAGTGCTGGTACACAGAGATTGGCCGCCGGATCACGGATCGTGGGTGCTAAACTTGGTAGAAATGCAATCTATGTTTGGTCGGACACGTCTTTATTTACAATGAGATTTGTTGGAACTCCATTCACATTTGCTTACGAACAAGTTGGAACTAACTGTGGGTTAATGGGTAAAAATGCAGCGGTTGAAGTAGATGGTACGGCTTACTGGATGTCTGATAATGGTTTCTTTAGATACACCGGTCGATTAGAATCTATGGATTGTTTGGTCGAAGATTATGTTTATGATGATCTTAATACAACTTCTAATGAATTAGTATATTGTGGAATCAATAACTTGTTTGGTGAGATTACTTGGTTCTATCCAACGTCTACATCAAATACAAATAACAGATCTGTTACATATAGTTATTTAGATTCAACAAGAGAAAGACCTATTTGGTTTACTAATGCTAGTACTCTTTATCAAAGAAGTACCTGGGCAGATTCTGCAGTTTTTGGTTTACCTCATGCAAGTAAATATAATGCTAGTGATGATGCGTCTTTCGATGTTGTAGGAAATACAGATGGAATTACAATTTATTTTGAACACGAGACTGGAGTTAATCAACAGGAAGCCGGAGTAGTAGCAGCTGCGATTCCAGCAAGTATTACTTCAGGGGATTATGATATTACACAAAAAGTGGTTCAGGGATCAGCAACTAATATGGCTGACCTTAGAGGTGACGGTGAAAGTATAATGAGAGTGAGTAGAATTATTCCTGACTTTGTTTCTCAAACAGGAAATGCTATTATTCAATTAGATCTTAGAAATTATCCAAATGATGCAGCAGCGAGTTCACCTTTAGGTCCTTTCACTGTAACAAGCAGTACTAAAAAAGTTGACACTCGAGCAAGAGCAAGAGCAGTTGCACTTACTATTTCTAATACAGCAGTAGATAGCAGTTGGAAATTAGGAACTTTTAGATTAGATATACAATCAGGAGGAAGAAGATAATGTCGATTTTAAAATTATTGAGAGATAGACAGATGTATAAGTACGGACAAAGAGTTGGATTCCGTGGCGGCGGAATGGATATGGGTAATGCATCTAACCAAGCACAAAGTGCCAATATGGGAGGAGGCAGTAGTAATAATAACACAGGCGGAGGTAATGATAATAAAGTAGATCCAGGTTTTCAAAATGCATTAAGAACACAATCAATAAGAAATGATATAATTGAAAATCAAAATAATACGGACTATGGTCAATTTTTCGGTAGTAGAGTTCCTACTTTTTCACCTCCTAATTTTGGTCAACAAGTGGGTAATGTATTTGGAGGGATAGGAAATTATATTAAAGGTGGCGGGTTAATTGGTATGGGTATTAGAGGACTTGGCAGTTTGTTTGATAAAGTAACTGGACCTAAAGCTACTGAATATGGTAATTTAGATGTACCAGGATATAATATGTTAAACATTGCAGGACCAAAAAGTTATGACTTTGGACCGGAAGGTCAGGGTGGTGGTGATAACCAAGGGATAATGGCTGCATACAATCCTTACACTTTACCTGTAGAAGAAGAAGTTCCGGTATCACAAGAAGAAGAAGATTTTACACAAAGATTTAGAGTAGCTAATAAATTTAGACAAGATAAGAAAGGTCAGTTAGACCCAGCAATTTTAGAAATGATAAGTAAATTATATACATAATGGCAAAAATTGTACAAACATTAACAAGAGCTAGTGAAGAATACCAAGCAGATACAGCGCAGTCTTTGGTTAGAGATTTAGATGCCGTTCTGGAAAAATTAAACACAACGTTTCAAGAAGAATTAAAACAGGAGATAGAAGCTAAGAACTTCTTTTTAAATTAATGGCAGTAGTCAATCAATATAAATTTTATGGAGTAGATAATAGTACGAGTGGGTTAGCATTAACTATGTTTGGTGCCGGTAATCCTTTAGTAAGTGAAACCTATGTTATTAAATCTATTAAAGTTACATCAGCGGCTACACCAGCAGTTACTGTTATGAACAATGCTATCACAACTATTAAAGTTGTAGCACTTACGGCTAATACAACAATGGAATTATTAACTCAACCACTAATAGTAGAAGGTGGAAACACTTTAACAGTTCAGTCAAGTAATACTGACTCATTTGATGTAGCCATTAGTTACTTAAACATTAAAAAGGAAATCACTACATAATGCAAATACTAACACCCAAAGAAATTATAACGACACTTTCTAATAACAAGACAGGTGAAGTCTATGAGAATGAAGAGGCTTTAAAGGCAGCTAATATAGCAGAAGAGGACATCAGAAGAGACGTCAAGATTATAATGCCAGCTCTTGATTTGTTGTCGGAAACAAAGTAAAGTAGTAAATTCAGGAAAAATATATGTTTGAAAATCAAATAACACAATCCATAGACGCAGGAGCACCCGATATTACTTATTCAGGTAATGAAGGTCCTAAATCTCCACAACAAGAACAGATGATGGAACAACAGATGATGGAGCAGGAGCAGCAAATGATGGCCCCTGTAGATTATTCAAGTCCAGCTTTTAAAATAAAATTAATTGAAGGCTTTATGAGAGACGAGGGATTAGATCTTGGAGCTGCAACTGCAAAAGCAGAGTGGATAATACGTGAAAAATTAAAACCAAGACAAGGCGCTGCCTTCGGTGGTATCATGGGTTTAGATGGTAGACGTCAATATGGTTTAGGAAGTAAATTAAAAAAGACAATTAGAAAAATTATACCAAATGAAGTAGCGGAGATAGCAGAAAAAGCTGCGCCTTATATTGCAATGGTGGCTCCACAGTTTGCATTACCTGCAGCACTAGCTGGAGGACTAGGAAGATTTGATAGAACTGGTAGAATGGGTGAGTCTCTTATGTCTGGTTTAAGCACTTACGGCCTTGGACAGATTTCTCCAGGTTTACCAGGAGTAAGAGATATGGGACCTTCAACAGGTATGTTCTCTAAAGCAGGTGCTATGGGTGGTAAATATAATTTAAAAAATATTATGGCTGCAAGAGGAGACACAGCAAACCAAGTAAAAATTAATCAAGGTATAACAGCAGACGCAGCAACAAATGGTGGAATGGATGCTTACGTAGGAATGGGTGATCCTGTGTCTACAGGTATGAATCGAGTTGGAGTTGAAGCTGCTCAAAATATACCTAAAGGTTTTTTAGGAAAAACATTAGATAAAGTTATGCAATATGTTCCAACATCTTTAACAGATCTTAAAGATCCTAAAAAATTATTAGGTGCAGCAGGAATCTTGACCCTTGGAACAAAATTATTAGGTGGTGGTCCAGAGCAAACAATAGATACAATCATGGCCCGTGGTGAAGGCTATGATATGGACGATATTAGAACAAGAGTTACAGCAGCCTACAAAGATCCAAGTGGTAAATTATTAGCAGATCTTAGACTTGAGTTTCCTTACCTTGGAACACAAGCATCTAAGAACACAGCGATCATGGCAAATGGTGGAAGAATAGGCTATGGATTAGGTAGTTTAGTTAGTGGATCTGCGGGAGTATTTAAGCCAACATCCGATTCAATGAGTGCTGGAGATGCACCTTCATTTGAAGGAGGTAGTGGTATGGGAGGAATGAT